AATTAGTTGGTGTTGAGACTCAACGGCTGTACCTATCATCAGGCCCATACCCAAATCCATTCTCTGAGAATGTTTTTCTTGTTTTTCATCTTGTGGTTTTGTTGCGAACATGATTATTCTCCTTTCTTAATTTAATATATCCAAATCTTGTTCTGTCCAATATGTGGACCTATCTCCTCTTGCAACAATTTTGGTTGCATACTTTATCTCGCCCTTTTTATTGCGATATTTTATATACCCATTATAATAAATGGTTGTTAATGGTTCACTAACCATAAAAGCATTAAGAACACTATATCCTGGTATTCTGTAATCATCTCTAATATAAATAGGTGGTAACACTTCAAGAGCTTCCCAATACTGTTCTTCAGTTACTGCTTTACATGATTTCATATAATATTCTTTTTCTTTTTGAACATATTCTTGATAAGACATACAAACATATTTCTTATTATATTGAGGCATATTAGTAAATTGGTGTTCTGCCTTATAAATAAGCTCTTCAATGTTTTGTCCTTCTTTTACAAAGGTATAAATTGAAAAATATCCATCTTCAATACTTGCTATAACTTTTTCTTCTGCGACTTCTGTACTCATTTATACCTCCTTAATAAAATAATTCTTGTACTATATCAGCCGGGTCTAAATCTGTATTGTCTTCAACCCACTCAAAGATTTCTACTTGGTCTGCACCATTGTCCATCATTTCACGACATTCTTGTAAAACTTCTTCTTTTGTCATTTATCTGTCTCCTTTATTGCTTGTTTGCTTGACATTTTTAATTGTATATAAATGACCTGATAATAAAATATGTTCATACACAATATTTACGAACCTTAACCTTCTGTCCTATCCATAATGTCAAAGGCTTCTTTAATAGTGTCTACAACCTTATTGAACTCCGTATATTTTACATTGACATCTTTTACCTTGTGTTGAATTAGCGGTAATGTGGTTAAGTTTGTAAAACTTAAATGAATGCGTTCGTTATTTAACCAAAGACTAAACATACCAACAAAACCATATTCCAAGGTATAGATATAAATCATACGGCTGTTATTTGACTCATCATTGTAAATACTTATAAAGTCAAAGGTTTTACATTCTTCTTCAATAATTTTTCTAATTTCCTTCTTAAATTGATTATTTTTCATTTTGAGCCCTCCAATTTGCATTTACCCAGGTAATTGTTGCATTGAGTTTTTCATTACTTACCTGTGCAATATTATACCACATATCTCTTTCCGCCTTTATTTTGGCATAGTCTCTTTCCAACTGTTGCAGGTATTCAAGTCTATCTTCACTTACCATCCAGGTTCTTGCTTTACAGTCTTTAATAAATAAATTCACTAATAACTCTTTCATAGTTACTTTGAACCAATACCATTTACTCATTGATTATCCTCCTTTGTCATCCCATAAAATTTACCCCATAGGAAATTACCCTCTATGTGAATTTCATCATCCTTTCTTACAGGGAGAAATGCGAAAACTTGTTTACCATAATTTTCGACAATATGTTGCATCCCTGTCTGAAAATTTGTAATATCTATTTTATTCTGCCCTACAATTCTTACCCAACCCAAAAAAGGTGCCGGTTGGGAATTATTTTTATCACTTAATACAACATCTTCACTTCTCATGGGTTTGTTCCTTTATTATGTAGTAATAATGTGATTTGAAATAATCTAAAATCATTACCTTTTCTTTTTTTGTCTCTTAAATCATAAAACTTAATAGGCCATTTACGCCTATCCAATGCGATGCCAAGCCACTTAATTTTAACATCGGGAAGGTCTTTATTTTGAAATACTGTTCCAATATACTTACCGTCCAAACCGAATTCTTTCAACTTTTTAGCAATTTTCTTATCTCTTTCTGCTTTTCTTTTAGCCTCCCTTTCAGCTATTTCCTTTTCGTCTAATAAAGTTGAAACTCTACTAAAATGTTCACCTGTACGCCAGTCATAAACAAAAGTCCAACCATCTCTGTCTTGATTACCAAATGTAATTTGAAATCTTTTTACTTCAAATTCTACTTTATAAATTGACAACCAAGTCTTAACCATGTCTATAAATGCTTTCTTAGGAACTTGATTTTCTTCTTTTTCAAATCGTTTCTTAAGTGACCAAAAGAAATAATAATTATCATCTAAAATTTTCCTATATAGAGCCTTTTTGACTTCCAACTCTTCTTTACTTATTTTGATATTTTCTTTAGACATTTTTGGCCTCCTTACACCATTCTAAGGCTTGTTTAGGTGTAAATTCTTCTTTGGTGTCAATATGCCTAAAACATAAAAATACAGGGAATCTCAAACTATCATTACCGTCTGCGTCTTTTGTTTCGGCAAAATACTGCACCTTAACATTAAAGGCGGCTCCGAACGGTGTACTATTGAAAATTTCCAAATTATCCCAAATTATATCTCTGTCCTCATCAGTAAAACCTGAGCCTACACCTACTTTGTTACCTTTGAAGTCAATATATATTTTACCTAACCTATTTATATTACGGCCTGAACCTGAAGCATAACCTAATATTTCAAACTCGCCATCTTTCATATCTTTTATTTTTAATAGGTTTTTACTGCGTTTGAATTCATATTTTGCTTTGGCATTTCTATACATTAAACCTTCCCACTTTTTATTTACTCTTTCATATTGTAATATGTGGTCATCATATTCTTGTCTTGCCAAAAGTATATGCGGATATTTAGTATCTAATACAGAATAACCAAATCTACTGCCTTCTTTAGCATTTAGGAGGCATTTCATCGCATTGTATTCCGTGTCAAATATAACTTCGGTACTTTGATTAAGCCAGTCTTGATAGGTTAAGGTGTCAAATATGACATAATACATATTCATACAATCTACACCTCTTAAATCTGAACCGGACAATGAAATTACTTTTTGAAAATCTTCATTACCATAAGGGTCAAAATATAATAATTCACCGTCAAATACCTTATTACTACTTATTTCTTTTAACTCGTCTAAAATATGTTGAATTGGTGGTATTTTACAAGGTTTACCATAACGAGATTTAGCAACACCATTTTCAATTACCATTCTCTTACCGTCAAATTTACGGCTATAATAACCTACATCAAACTCCTGTCCTTCGTAATCTTCCGCCAATTGAACTTGCCCATAATTACAAAAATCAGGCCAAACTGTTTGAATTTTCTTTATGCCTAAATTTAACCTTAAATCTTTTGCTACGATTTGAGACAAAAATTGCTGAACATCTAAACTTGAATAACCAGTAATAAAATATTTAAGTTCCTTTACATCATTTAGATTTGCCGCTCTCTTATCCGCCAATTTGTCTAACATTTCTGTAAACTTTATCCACTCACTTGGCGCCATTTCGGCTTTTTTCTTTCTTTTTATTAAACCTTGACGAATTGTAACCAGTGCCAATTTTGCTTCATCTATCTTATACATTTTATGCGGATTATATGTATAATCTAAAATGTCATACATCATTTCACTTTTTACACTTGCAAGGTATTCTAATTGTGCATTACCTGACAATTCTCTTAATTTATTTATTTGATTTATATACTCTTGCATTTTACGACTCCTTTTCGTATGCTTTTATTAAGAAAAAGGGCAGGCCATTCAAAAGCAAACAAACAAAACTACCTGCCCCAGAGAATTTGCATCATTATGCAATTCGTGTAAGAACTTTTTCTCGTTCCTCCACGGACATCTTTTTCATATTGTTAATTCTACCTATTTCACATTTGAATATATCTTCAACCCTTGATATATCCAACCCTTTCTGAAAACATACAGTATCTAATTTCTGCACCGCTAATTTTGCCAAACGGGTTTTGAAATAATCTGTAACAATATTTAATTCTGTATCACTGAATGTTCTTGAAGTATCTTCTCCGTCTGGGATTTCTACTTCAACACTCGGCATTTCTACAAAACCTTTTCTAATATAGAAATCAATTAAATCCTCAACTGACTTTTCCGGTTGTTGTTTTTTAAGACGGTCCACATACCTTAAAGGCACATCATATCTTTCTACATTTGTTTTCTTTGCTTGTGGCTCAAAAGGAATAAGTTTTAACTTAATAAGTCTACATTTACACGCAAACCAACTTCTACTCAATTCCTTAGCCATTTCTTCATAAGATGCTCCTTCATAAAGCATATCTACTAATCTTTTTTCATCTTTCTTTGTCCAAGAATTTCCATGATTTTCTCTGCTCATAATTACATCTCCTTTTCTATTTGTTCTTTAACTTCATTGAGCATACTTAATTGAGCCTTATTGAATATTAGAGGTTGCCCGTTTATATTTACAACAGACATATCCCCTGAATACGAATAGTCCCAAATTGCTTCTCTTAAAGCTACTTCTACAAGCCTATATAATTGCTTATACTCTTCTTTCTTCAAGTGCATAATGATTCTCCTTTTCTTATCTTTCTGTTCGTTGCTAAAATTTATTCTATATGCTTATTTTATAACAAACAAAATATCAAAGCAACTTATTAACAATTTATTTACGATACTTTGCCTTCTATCTTAATGTTACAAAAAGAAAAGCCCGGATGTCGACACCGAGCTTGGAATTAAGAATAGCTGGAAGTATGAAAAAGAACTTTATCCAACTGCGACTGGTTCTTCAGCTTTCGCTGATTTCTTTGCAGATTTCTTTTGAGCTTCTTCTTCGGCTTTTTCATTATCATCTTTAATACCCAATGATTCTCTTTTAGATTTCAAAGACTGTTTTCCACCAATTCTACCTGTACCATTTTTCTTTTTATTTGGTTCTGTTTTAGGTTTATAATTCTTTTCAAATTCAACAACCAAATCTATAATTGCATAAATATCAGCGATGTCTGTTGAATTATTAAATTTATAAATATGGTCTAAAACATACATATGAGTCGGTGGTACTGTTCTGCCCATTTCAAATAACTTTTTATTTTCTTTGATAGCTTCATGTCGAACAACCACTTTCAAGCCAGTAAGTCTTTTACCCCACCAAACTTCCATGATATTTCTTTTGAAGCCTTCAAGTCTAACTCTTGTATAAGAGCAAGTTTTACAAGTTACGCAACCTTTCTTTTCTAAATAAGAAATGATTTTACTTGCTAACTGTGAAACATCTTCTTTAGGCGGTAAATCACCATTTGGTTTATTAGGGTCATTTACTCTTGCTTCAAGTTTTGCGACTTTTTTAGCGGTGTCTTTTGCTTCTTTCAATTCCTGTTTGTCAACAATCCCGCATGGTTTGTACCATCTTTTCAAATTTGACATTTTAACAGTTTTTTGAGTACCGTCAAAGTCTAAAACGACTTCATTTTCTGTTTGTGAAACCACAGTACCTATTGAGTGGTCTCTAAGTGATTCGTATTGAGTAATTTCTTCTGCCATAATGCGACTCCTTTCTTTTTTTTCTACTCGTTGCATGACATTTGTTTTCTACTTATTTATTGTATAACAAAATTATGAAATATACAATAAATGTCAAATATTTTTACAATTATTTACATTTTATCTAATCTGGAAAACTACCGTAATTTTGGTGCCATCTTAATTTATATTCTAATTTGCGTATGAACAAAAACGCATTATAATAATTGACAAAAGTTTCAATGCCACCACCTTGGACATTCTCAAATAACCTTCTTGAAGTTTCTTCTAATGTTGTTCCTGTTAATTTGGTATAAGCTCTTTGAACCATTCCCATCGCTACTTCCAAAGATTCAAAAGTAGCATTATAACCAAAAGATGTCCAATACTTCTTCTCCTTAATAGATTTGTTTATTTGTTGCAAATATTCCAATATACTATCATCTAAAGTATATGTTAATGGCATCTAACACCTCCTGTTGGCTTAACATACCTAAATCGGCCGGACCCACATAATAATCTATATCACTGCGTAGCCAATTTTCTTCTCGTGTTAAGTGGTCGCTGAACCTTACCGTTTGCATTTTACAATTTTTAACCATGGTAACATATATTGATGTGAGTTTTTCTGGTAAATATAAAAATACTTCAAAGCCTTTATCTATTAAGTTCTCGCAAAACTCAACCCAGGCTGGTTTCTGTTTGTTCTTGTAAAATCTCACCAGATACTCCTTCGACAACCATATGTTCGTCTTTGTTTTTATTTCTAAATCTTCCAAGCAAACCCCCACCTTTCAAGGCTTCAATATGCTTTTTATAACATACCATACCATAGCCTCTTTGAATACTTTCTCTACTCTTTAATAGTCTGCCACAATACCTACAATATTTAGTTGAAACTTCCATTATAGTATCTCCGCTAAAATATAATTCAATGCCACATCCGGAGTCAATCCTCCTGTTTTTATTTTAACTTCCGTATCTTGTAAAAGCAAGAGGTTCCGTTCACATTCATCAATATTGTAATATTTATCAAAATCTATTGCACATTTTATCTGCCAACTTGTTAAGCCTGTCCTATCACATACACCTTTACCTCCGCCATCATTTTTTAATAAAAGCATATTCTTAAAAGAAGCACCCAACAAACCTACAATAAGAATTTCCTGCTGATGAGCCTTTACAAAGTCTAAATCATTATAACATTTATAATAATTTCTTGAAAGTATTTGGTTTGTATATTCAAAAACATCAAATTCCCTTTCTTTGTATATACCATTTTCGCTTACAAGTAAATTAAAAGCTTCTGTGTCATCAATATTCATGGCCTTTGCGAGTGTCTTAACCTTATCCAACTCATTCATCAGTCTACTATAAGAATGCCCACACCATTCAATTAAATCATCAATATTATTTACACTTAATTGAGGACACATCTTTTTGGCGTATGCTTGCAACATTTCCGGCGCCAACTTTTCAAACCTAATAGTTTCTTCCTCAAAGAATTTAACAAACTTTGAACTTCTTTTATCTATTTCCGGCTGAATTAAAATACAATAATTACCGACAAATTCCTTGGCTTTTTGCCACAAGGTTTCTTGGCTTTTGAAGGCGTTGTCTACCCTTATTAGGTATAAATACCTAACCTTAACCAGTGATTTTAAGTTTACAAGTTTACAAACCTCTTGCACTGAATCTACCCATTTTATGGTTAATCCTAATTTTTTGGCAATTTGTTTGACATATACTTGCATAATACCTTCTTCAGGACCTGTAAATATATAAAAATTATCCAAATCGCCTGTAACTATTTTATTTTTCAAATCGCTTATTAACATTCTGCATCAATTCCTTTCATAATCTTCAGCACCCATTTATTCATTATTGCAGTTTTGGACAATACATCTTGTCTTAATTGTTGTAATGCTTCCTGAGTTTCTTTTACAATTATGTGGCCGAAATCAACTTGACCTTTTCTCTGTATATACAAATTAAGCAATACAGTCAAGAAAAATATAGGGTCAATACCTTCTGCATCCTTTTTCAATGCTAATTTTGAAATAATTTTATAGGCATTTACGGTACTAACTTCACCCATATAATCTAAAACTTTATTGGCTAACTCAAAAGTCTCTTGAAATTTGCCTGTTTGTATTTGGTATTCAAATTCTGCTAAAGAATTACAACTTGCCATCAATACTTCTGCGTTTTCCGGCATTTGGATTTCTTTTAGTTTGCAGTATTCTTCATAATCTTGAAAAGAATAGGGCTCAAACTCAAATACTTGAGCCCTTGAATTAAGTGTCGCCATTGGCGTGTTCACCGTGTGGAGTACAATATAGGCGAACTTTGGCGTCTCCTCCGTTACTTTCAACAAACTATTCTTACCATTTATGTGCATTTTATCAAGGTCTTCACACCAATATACACAAGGTTCTTTGATATTATAGATTGTTGAAATAATATGTCTTACCTGCTCTACAGATGGTTGAAACTCAACCTGCATAGCACCTAATTTTTCCGCTAATGCTTGAGTGACAGTAGTTTTACCACAAGCTCGGGCACCTTTGAAAATTATAAAATGCGGACAATTATCTAATGTCAAACTGTCTATAAATGCTTGAAGCTTCGGTTGTCCTACTAATTGCATAATACCACCATCGTACTTTCTACCAACAATTTAGGGTCGGTTTCATATCTTAATTTACCATCCAATTCCACCAAATCTTTTAACAAGCCTTTTGGTGCGGAACTACAATTATCAGTTAGAAAATCAGCTTTATCTTTGAAAGCCTGTGGTATATTTATATAATCAAAATTCCTTAAATTGCTATAAGTACATAAATCTAAAACAAAACTTATCAACTGTTTAATTAAGAACTTAATTTCCGTTCCTGCCATATATGACTCTTCAATTACCTTAATTACCTCTCCAGCATCCTTATTCTTTAAGGCGAGAACAATATCATATAAAACATCGTAATCAATATACCCCAAGGCATCTATAACAGAATCTACTGTAATCTCAGGTGCATAGTCAATACATTTTTCTAATAAAGATATAGCATCACGCATTCCGCCTTTTGACATTCTTGCGATAAATTTAATAGCCTCATCATCATAACTATCAATTTTTTCTTGTTTTAGTATGTATATAAGTCTGTCAAAAATTGTATTAAGTGTAATTCTTTGAAAATCAAATCTTTGAACTCTGCTTAATACTGTCGGAATAATCTTTTGAGGGTCTGTCGTACAGAATATAAATATTGTATTTTTGGGCGGTTCTTCTAATATTTTTAACATAGCATTCCACCCCTCTGTGGTTATCATATGGCATTCATCAATAATAAATATTTTATATTTACTATCCAAACTCTGAAAACTTGCTTCATCAATTATTGCCCTTACCTTATCTACACCATTATGTCTGGCCGCATCTCGTTCAATTGGTGCTCCTTTACCTTTATTTAATTCATTTGCTAATATACGAGCTGATGTAGTTTTTCCACAACCTGCCGGACCTGTAAATAAATAGGCATTCTTCGGACAGTCATTGTCTATTTGGTACTGCAATATATTTACAATACTTTTCTGTTCGCATAAATCCTCAAATGTGCGAGGACGGTAATCTGTTGCTAATGTCATATTCTCTATTTTCCTCCTATTGCTTTTATAAATGTAATTACAATTATTTCCGGTGCAAAGAACCACACCATTAAATTATCCAATTCATCCGGAATGTAATCTTGAGATTCAAACATTTTATACATATAAATCACACAAATAAGATGAATTATACAATAACCTAAAATAAACTGAATGGTTTGCATTATTCTATACCTACCATTTCATTTACTTTGGGTCTAACTTTATCCATCATCTTTTGCCTAAAATCTTGCCCTTGTATGTATATCAATGCCGCCCCTCTTAATTGTTTTACCACAATATCTTTAAGAAGTTCGTCTATATTTTCAGCTAATACTTCCTCAATAACTTCCGGAAGTTTTTCATTTATTTTATTTTCTATTGCCTGTGCAATATTTCCATCTAAATCAAGTGTCACTCTCATCGTCATAATATTTCTCCTTATATGCTTGTAATAACTCTTTGAAATCCTTTTCATTTACTGCATAATAATTTGGCTTTCCTGGCCCATAATTAAAAGCAATACATGACATTTCCTTATTCATTGCGAATGCCTCGTATTTTATTTTTTCAAACCATTCCTCTTTAATTGCTACACTTTTCTTTGGTGTGATTACTGTTTTAGCATCTATAAGCATAAAGTCCAATTTAACATCACCAGCGACAAAATTCGCCGCCCCGCTATTTGGTTGAACTCTACCACCTAAACTTTTTGCGATTTGCTTTTCTTGTAACTTTGAGAATTTGCGTGTATTCATTTTGCCGCCTTTACACCCAATACTGATAATTGTCCGCCTGTAATTTGACAAACTCTACAACAACATCTTTCTCTTAAAGACTTATCACTTTCCTTGAAAAATATAAATCTCTTTTTTCTTTTTAAGCCTAATCTTAATGCTAAACCATCAAGCTCTTTACCCTTCACCATCGGAATATTATTCATTATGCCTCCTTTTGTTGCACTATGTCTACATATTGTCCAATTATATCCATACATTGAGCATGGCTTTCACACTTATTAAAAGCATATAATAAGGTGTCCACTTGTAACTCCTTATGACACGCCATCAATTGGTCTATTGCCTTGCCTAATGTAATATAGATATTTTGGTAAAAATCATGTATAATAATTACCGGTTTCATGTTTACCTCTTCTTCGTTGCATTTTAATTGTATAACAAACTATATGATAATAAAAGGGTTTATTAACTATCCTATACATTCTATCAAATAATTGTAGATTGGCTCTGTATTTTCTATGAATTCCTGTAAATCTGCCTTACCTTGAATTTTAATTTCATTATCCTCGTCGTCTGTCAATATAGAACCGTTTGTATCTAAAATAGAATAATAGGCACCACTTCTGGATATAATACCTTTTAACAAACATACTTCAATAAGGTCTGCAATTTCGTCAATGCCCTTTTTATAGTTAAGTGTATATGAACCTTCTTTTCTATTTGGTGCAAATTTCTTGGTCTTTTCAATATGCACCTTCACAATATTTCCAGCAGGTTCTTCACAACCACTTGTCAATTTATTATTTCTTTCGTCTAAATACTCACCCTTCATAAACATCATACGCAAGGCACAATGGTGTTTGAAAGCCTTTCCGCCTGTTGTTTTTAAGCGAGTGCCGTATTGAGCATCAATGTCTTCTCTTACTTGATTTATCATTATAACAGATATTTTATATTTTGCTGACAACCTTGTTATTTTCTTTGAGAATCTTGTCAAAGGACCTGCCACACCGCAATATACCTTCTCACTTAATGTTTTTTCATTTTCTTGGTCACTGTATAATGCCCCAATACTATCTAAAACAACCATGCCGACTTCTCCTGTATCACACATATCAAGGCATATTTGCAATATATCTTCTGCTGACTGACTTTCTGGTCTAAATACATATAAACTATCAACATCAACACCTAATGTTTCAGCCCATTCTCTATCCAAAGTACACTCAACATCTAAAAACAAGCATTTCAAAGGTCCTGAGTCTTTGAGTCTTGCGTATTCTTGTTTCTGTGTTTTATTAGGTTGTTTTATAGCTTCTAATTCAGCCATTTTCTCTTCCCATTCTTTTTGAAAGAGCCTTTGTGCATTACCTACTAAATCTAATGCCGTTGTGGTTTTACCCCCACCACCATCACCATAAAATTCTGCCATAAAACCTCTGGGGAATCCGCCATAAGTCATATGGTTTAGCCTATTACTTGTGAAAGGTATCTTTGGTAAATCTTCATAAAGAACACCTTTTGTAATCAATTCGCCACCTAATTTCTTATTTAAGTTTTGGCATATTGTATCTAATTGACTCATCCTTACCTCCTAAACGATTCTGATGTCATTCCCGATAACTGCATTTCTGTTTCTCGACGGCTTATTACTTTCTTAATACTTGCAAGCAATTCATAGGCCGCCTCAAGTTTTTGTTTTATGCGTTTATAAGACCTTTGATATGCCTTAAACACAATGTCTTCTTCCAATGTAGCCGCCTCACTTGCCGCCTGTTTATCTGCAATAGTCCCTTTCGTTCTTTGATGAACTTGGTTATACAATTCCATTTTGACACTTTTTGCAATATCTTCTTTAATACCAAATCTCTCTTGTGCCTCACCTATAAAGTACAAATATGATGGTAATTTAAGACATATTTCATCCAATTCATCTTCTGTAATAGGGTTGTCTTTATCATGTAATACTTCCTTAAAAGCACTTACCAATTCATCAAGCTGGTGACAATATTTATCAACAAGCTCGTCTACCAACTTTTCCACCTTTGCAGAATTATCTTCCACCTTATTCATTATTTCATGTATTACATCATCTTGAGTTTTTTCTGGCGGAGTTTGTTGTTCTTCCTTATCCGCCTCATCAAGCATTTCTTCTTTTTCAACTGTGTTACTTTTTCTTGCCATAATTTATATACCTTTCTAAGTCTTTCTTAAATTGCTCCATATTATAATCAAAGAAAACCCTTTTCTTTTTGCCTTTTATTTCAAAACACTTAAAATAAGAGCATTCATCAAACATTCTCGCCTTTTTTGTTAGTTCCTCTATATGTAAAGACTTGGCACCTTCTACCCTTATATTGAACAGGCAATCTGCACTTACAAAAAATGTCTTGTCTTTTTCTACATACCAAACTATAACACCAGCCCCGGCGCCTTCAACTTGCTCTTTTTCAATTAAGCCTTGATATTGATTATCTGTAATATTTGAGAACGGTAGTGTGTTTCCTTTTGTAGATTTCAACTCAAAATAGAATATGTTAGGATATAAATAAGTAATGAAATCACAAATATTTCGGCCACCCATATATCCGGCAGTATTATCAGCGACCCTATTAACATCAAAACCGGAGGCGTCCATTTGTTTTCTAAAACTTGCTTCAAAATCCTTACCTCTATTCATCATCAAATACCTTTTCTATTACCCACATTATACCTTCAAATATTACAGCGAATACAATAAAAGCGATAAGTATAAAACCTATACACTCAACCAATTTACCAAATATGTATAACATTATTTCTCCTTCTTACAGATTTCGGAATATTTACAGTATGCACAATCCCTTTTATTTTCAGTTTTAGGTGGTGCAATACAGTCTTTAACATAGCTTTCACACTTTGCCAACTTATCTAAAACTTCCTCTTCTTTTTCGTGTTGTGTTGGTTTGTATAAATAGGACTTTTTACTACAGGTATCACGGTTTTCATATACAAATAAAACCTTATCAATACCAAAGCATAAACTATAACAACAAGCCTGTGGTTTATGCTTTTCATCCACGCCTACTCTTTTTGACCACTTAAAAGAACTTTCCGTTTTAATTTCTAAAATATAATACACGCCTTTATATTTGATTATTCCGTCACATAAGAAGCTCATATTATATTTTTCGTTGAAGCATTTATATTCAAAGCCACTTTTCTTAATAACTTTGGTTCCTAAATCTTTACAATGTTTTTCTACATAATCTTCAATATCAACCCATTCACAATCTATGCCAATATCCGCCATTTTTGTTACATGGCGTTGAAGAAATTCGTGTCTGTGTGTGCCTGTGTCTGCCATACTTATTAAACATTCATCAACTACTTCTTTATTAGGTTCTGCACCCATTATTTGGTAATACATATTTCTAATACACATAAGCGATGATGGTTTATATGTTTGGCTTGGCGGACGAATTTCTTGTGTTTTGCAAATTGTGGCCACGAGGTCATTGAGAAATGCCTCGTGTGCCGGAATCTGCTCGCTTGCGGCCTTAATAAGATTATGAATATTCTTCAAAGCCTTATTTGCCATTATGCGTCTACCTCATCAGCTAATACTGTCAATAGGTGATGTCTCTTTTCTTTACCGAATTTTAACATACCGTCTAAACCATACTGTATATAACATTTATCGTCACATACATTATTTATCAAGTCTTTTAAGACATCTAATTGCAATTTAACTTCAAAAGATACGAAATTATCACTGGTTGCATAAGGTAATAATTCATTTACTGAATTTTCTTTATTGTAGAACTGTATGCCTGTTTTTGTAAACAATACACGAATTCCTTCTTCTTTAGTTTTTACAAATAACATAATACGGTCTAATATACCTAATAATGCTTCCTTTTCAACGGAACAAGAAGCAGGTGATTCTTCATCGAATAACTGTTTTAATTCGTCTTTAATACTTTCCTCAAACTCTTCTTTACCCTCGTTGAAATAGCCTAAAATTGTTGTTTTTGGTGTTTTGAATAATATTTTATCTTTGTCTATATAAACTGTAATCTCTTCATTTTCCATTGTAGCAACTAAATTAACCAAATCTGATTTCAACATTATTGGTTGCCCAAATACATTTATATTTGAAAGAGCCGCCGTAGTGTTATTTGTTGTTAAGACTTCATCACCAAAATAATAACACATTAAGTGAGGAACTTCTGGTGTCTTTGCAAGTGAAATCTTATTACCTTCTATTGCCCAAACAATGGCGGACAATTTAATTTTAGTACCTTTCTTTTTAGTATCAAATACTATTTCTGGGTAATTGTCTAATTCACCTTCATCATTAACAGGTAATTCTAATTTATAATCACCATTACCTTTTACCTTTAAGTAATTGTCTTTCAATTCAAGTGTAATTTTGTCTGATGTTGTTTTTGATACCAACTGTGAGAATTTTTCTGCGGTAACTGTTACCTTAAAATCATCACATACAATTTTGTCTTCGCTAACAACTAAATAATTCTCACCATCCCAGGCTGTCATGCTTAAAGTGTTTTCTTGACACTTAATACCAATCCAACAAGTTCTCATAATTGATTCATTTTTACCTACGCCCTTCATAACACGAGCAGTCAAGTCTTTTAACACTTTGGTTTCTAATGTTACCTTCATTTATCTCTCCTTTACTATACTATTTAATACTTCGTTCTTTAACGGAGTATCATACAAAAATCTACCTCTTAAACAATTTGTTCTGGTTATTGAACGACGGCTCTTTATACCCCTTGCAGTTACGCAACTATGAACTCCGTCTATAACAACCATTATGTCTTTCATACCCAATTTTTGCAATATTTCACATATATCCATTCCAATTCGTTCTTGGACTTGAAGTCTTTTACAAACCATATCGGCAATTCTTGCAAATTTGGACAAACCAAGAACTCTACCTTCTATAGGAATATAAGCAATATTTATATTGAGCCTCATCAATGCACAATGATGTTCACAATGTGAATAGGCTTCAATGTTATTCACCATTACAAGGTCATCCCCACCTATATCAAATTGTTTGTCAAACATTTCCGCTATTTCATCATTGGTATATAATGCACCCTCAAAAAGTTCCTTAAAATAGCCTACCATTCTTTTTGGCGTTTCTTTCAAACCTTGTCTATTAGGTTCCGGGTCTATTTCACTTAAAAGCTCTTTGAATATTTTACCTAACTTCTCCTCATTAAGCATTAAACTCCCCTTTCTTCTGGACTCCAGACAATTTTATGTAATTGCACCTGAAATCTAATATCAAATCTCGGGTACAGTTTCTTCAACAATTTAACTTCATTTACCAATTGAGGAAGTGGCATTGTATTAAAACAAGGACTTATAAATATTGTCCCCTTAAACCCTTGATGAAAGTTGAGAAAATGCCTTACCGCACTTACATCTTCCATTGTAGCAACCACAAATTTAAGAACATCATTTTCATCCATTACTCCAAAATTTGTTTCTACCATTTGTGCTTCCATACCTGAACAAGGGCATTTATAATCTACTGTAAAGAATCCTCTTCCGGCTCTTACTGCAAATATAAATGGCATTATGTCAATACTTCCGTTAGTTTCAATATTTACATAATGGCCTGTGGCATTAAGTTTATTTATTAACTCTAATACACTTTGTTGGTGTAACAATGGCTCTCCGCCTGTTATTGTTACGGCATTATAATTTACTTTTTTAATTATGTCATCTATTGACATCAACTCACCGTCTGTTTCTTTTTGTGCATAACAAGTATCACAATAAGAACATCTCAAATTGCAACCAGCAAGTCTAATAAAGGTTACAGGCATACCTGTTCGTATGCCCTCGCCTTCAATACTGTCAAAGATTTCAACAACACCTAAACTCGTCATTTTACTTCGACCTCCCATTCAGCATAATTACCTTGAGTTTCTTCAACTCTAACTTTAGAACAATAAGACATTAAATCTTTCATATTCGCCCTTAAATAATCATCAATTACATTTCTTATCCACTTCGTCATATTTTCCGCTGTTGGGTTGAAATCTAAAATTTTATTTAGATTTTTGTGGTCTAATTTATCATGAATAAGCTGTTTTATAACTGTAAAATCTAATAACATCCCGTCATCATTAAGTCTGGGACCTTCTATTTCTACTGTTATAATCCAATTATGCCCATGAGGATTAGTACATTTACTTTCATACCCCAAACATAGTTGGTGCATAGCAGAAATTTCCATTTTCTTACTTACTCTATACATTAGCTGTCTCCTTACTTGCTATATATTCATTATAACCTTTGTCTCTTAATTTGCATGATGGACATTCGTGACAACCGCCTTCCACACCATTATAGCAAGTATGGGTGTTATCCCTTACATAGTCCAAAAAGCCCAAATCATCCGCCAATTTCCAGGTTTCAGCTTTGGTTAAGTACATTAACGGCGTAATTATATTAAATTCATAGTCCATAGCCAATGAAAGTGTTTTTTCCAAGCTATCTATAAATTCTCTACGACAATCCGGATAACCACTAAAATCAGTTTCGCAACAACCTGTGATTATTTTATGGGCTCCAATTTGTTTTGCATAAATTGCCGCCACTGACAAAAACATATGATTTCTACCGTCAACAAAAGTATTTGGATATTTTTCGCCTTGCTTAATTTCCAAATTACCATTGATTAACGAACAGTCTTTTAGACATTCAAATAATTGATTAACTTGCAAAATTTCGTGACTAACGCCTAAATCCTGTGCAATTTTCTTTGATTTTTCCAATTCTATCCAATGTTTCTGCCCATAGAAAAATGAAAGTGCATAAACATTTTCAGCACCATATTCTTTTCTTGCTTGTAATAAGCAAGTGGTACTATCTTGTCCTCCACTAAATACAACAACTACTTTTTCGCTCATCTTGTTCTCCTTCTACCTTAAATACTTTCTTCGTTGCAAGTTTATTGTATAACAAAATAAAATTAAAGTAAAGGCAAAGGTTACCGATTCGTTACAAACTATCAGTAACCTCCACCATTATGGAATTAAGAATTAAAACCTTCTTTAAGAACTTCTAAATCTCTTGCAAATTTTATTTGGTTATATTTTTCTTCGCCATTGCTATAACTTGCGAATGGGTGTATTGCTATACCACCGCGAGGTGTAAATAAACCTTTTACTTCTAAATATTTTGGTTCAAGTAATTTAACAAGGTCTTTCATTATAATGTTTACACAATCTTCATGAAAATCTCCGTGGTTTCTAAAACTAAATAAATAGAGTTTTAAGGACTTACTTTCAACCATCTTTTGTGCCGGAATATATTTAATATGTATTGTGGCGAAGTCTGGTTGTCCTGTTTTCGGACATAAACTTGTGAATTCATATGCGTTGAATTTAACTACATAATCATTATCCGGATGTTTGTTTTCAAAATACTCTAATTGTGATGGGTCATAATCATATATGTATTTTGTATTTTTAGCACCCAAACCTTTAACAGTACCGAATTCCTCACCTTGTCTACCTGCTTGTGGTTGTTCTACTTCTTGTGTTTCTTCTACTACAGGTTGCGGTGTATTTGCCACATCAAATATATCTTTCGGTGTTATTTTATTTTCTTCAGCCGCCTTGTGCATTTCTTTTAAGTCCTCTTCTTTTTGTAATTCCATAAGTTCCGCCTTTCTAATCAATTCTTTGTGTTGTTCTATTGTTTTAGGTTTCATTTTTATTAAAGACCTTTTCTTAATCTCAGTACCCTTATATTCATAATTTTTAGCCCAATCTAATAAATATGCTACATTAAATTTGACTCTTTCCTGGTAACTTGTTTTAAGGTCATCAAATTTGAATTTATACTTATCGCATAAACCGTAAATTTCATCTATTTCCGCCGATGTTGCGTGGATAATGTGTTGTGGATTATCAACTTGTTTGTCGCTAATTACAACCGTCCCTCTCGGTGTCATTATACCACCATTGGCACCTGTCATTATCCAACTTGTTGAATCTGCACTTGTAAACGGATACCTTTCAAGTACCGGAAGTGATGTCATACCAAATGCGTGTGTCTTTACATTCGGATTTGAACTTTGACCTATTAACCTAAATACAGTTTCAAACCATTCATTCTTTTCTTTTGTGGACCTGTCGTTTGCAGGCGATACACCTATATAAGGTATGTGTTTACCGTCAAATGTCGTTTCTAACATAGTCAATAACCAGTCAAAATCTTCATTTTGGTGAAATACCGGAAGTATTTTATCCGGACTTTTTAAGCGAGGACGCATATAGTTATAATTTTCCCATGACATAAGCGGAGCCTCTAAACATTGTTTTCTTGTTTTAGCTTTTCTAAATTCACCCGGTATTTTGTCCACCTGGGCCGCGATGAATACATAGTCATCCAACTCATTTAAGAAGTCAATATATTTGTCTACCTCCACCTCTTTACCAACAGTATGGGCCGAGAAAGCACCTGAGTCTATAAATAAATTACCTTTGGCTTTATTCTCTATCCAACCGTCTATAACATTTCTGTCATTTATCCAACTGGCCAGACGATTTGCTTTCTTTTTTATAAGGTATTCACGCCATGCCGGATTATCACTTCCGGCGAAATATAAATTAAACATTTATCACCTCTCCATTCCAACATTTACAAACTACCATATCACATCTCCAAGGTAATTTAATTTTAGCTTGTGGCGATGTTTCCATTACTTTTTGAAAAACTTCGCATAATTTTTTGGCATTCTTTTCCGGACCTTCTATGCCAAGTTCATCATGTATTTGTAAAACTATTTTTCCACCAAGTTTTCTAAATTCCTCGTTATGTGCTAAATTAACCATTGACAACTTAATCATATCTGACGCAGTACCTTGAATTGGCGTATTTATTGCTTGCCTTTCTGCGTCTGCTATTTTTAAGGTGTTATCAACAATTTTAATATTTTCTTGTTTAGCTGACTCAATAATTTTAGCTTTATCTTGCCACTTAAAACATTTATCCAAAGCATCCGAATATTCATCCTGAATATCTTGCGGAACTTCTTGCACTTGTGATTCATTTTCAAAGTCAAGTAAATCAAAATTATTACCCACACCATCAATCCAACTAAATTCATATGGCTCTAATTGCATATCAGGTAAATGTCTGCGTCTGCCCCATACGGTTTCTACATAACCATTGTGATATGCGAATTCATAAGTTTTATTTGTAAATTCTTTAATACCAGGGAATCTTGCAAAGAAATTATCCTGAATTTGTTTAGCTTCCTTAACAGAACAACCTAATGACTGTGCGAGCGAATATGCTTCCTGCCCGTATGTCATGGCCAACTGAATAATTTTAGCTTTACCTCTTCGTTCTTTTCCTTCTTTGTTTACAGTCCCGTCAGGTCTAAATTCTCTACATTCATCAGGCGACATATGAAAAGCAGTGGCGGCAACCTCAGGATACAAATCTGCCTTAGGGTCTGTCCCATAAATTTCAAGCATATTAGCATCTTGACTGAGCCAAGCCGTTGCTTTTGGTTCTTGTTGCGAATAGTCTGCAAATATAAGAACATTACCTTCTTCAGGTACAAACATTGTTCTTATTTCTTCATTATGTGAAGGTATATTTTGCAAATTAGGGTCACTACTTGAAAACCTTCCTGTTTCTGTGCCATTTTGATTAAAACTTGCATGAATTTTACCTGTTTTAGGATTCAAACATTTAGGCAATTTATCTATATAAGTGCCCAGTAATTTGTCCGTACTTTTATAATCTAATATTGCTTTACAAACAGGCTCGTCAATTTGTTTTAGAATTTCTTTACCTGTCGCTCTCGGATTATGTTTATCCGGACTTTGAATACCTAATACATCATATAATAATTTTGCAACTTGTTGAGAACTATTTGGATTAAGTGGTAATCTGAAATTGTTTTTAGGATTTTTCCTATTATATTCCGCAATTTCTTTTCTATACATTTCGCATACATTATCCACAATATCCTCGCACTCTTGCAATTTATTATGATATTTTGTTGACAACTCGTCCGCCTTCTTCAAATCAATGCCTATTCCATATCTTTGCATTTCTGCAACAACCGGAACAAGTGGCACCTCAATGGTTTCTAATAATTCTTTTAGTTTTTCGTTGCCAGGTTTATTATATTCCTTTAATTGCCATTGATACAATTCATAAGTAATTTGAGCATCCTTGGCGGCATACAAATAACCGATATTTATAGGTACATAAGCAAAATTTACCCCTTCAAATAATGCGGAATAATCATTTACTTTACCGTCTTTCGCGATTTTCGTACAATACTGATATTTTAACCCGGCTTCTTCCAATTCATTAAGTATTTTAGAAGCCACCATTGAATCCCATATAAGATTTGTAAACTCCCAACCAAACCTACAATATATTACATTGATATCAAATTTTGCGTTGTGCATTATTGATGGTATATTCTGCAGGCGTTTTAATTGTTTGTCCACCACCTCTAAAGAAACTTGATTTTCTTTTATTATATTATCAACAAAACTTCTATGACTTACCGGAACATAACAAGCCTTCATTCCTGGCGTATATAAACTAAAACCAACAAGTTCACAATTTATATAATCTAACCCTGTGGTTTCTGTATCGAACGCATATACATTATTTTCTATACATTTATCAACATAATTCGCCAAATCTTGTTCTGTATTTATAAGTAAAAATTCATCTTTTAAGTGTCCAAGTTCTTGTTCTACTTTTGCTCTTATAAGTTGAACTCTATCTCCGATAGTGCTTCCTGTTGATGTTCTTTTCGTTGCGACTTTTCTTTTTGAATTCTGCACCTTGGTCGCAACGGCAGAGGTATTAACCCCCGCCGGCGCCTTTATATTTAATAATCCCATAATTAAAACCTACTTGCTGTTCTTCTTCTTGTTGTAGTTTGCTCTTCTTTAGGAGCATCTTCCTTCGCTTCACTTCCGCCTCTGCGTGTGCGTCTTGGCAATTCTTCTTTAGGTTCATCATTAGTGTTAGGCAATACACCTGTTTCAAGAAAATCTTCCATTTCCTGTATTGTCATTTCTAAAATATACCCATTGAGCAATTCCGGTTCTTCGGGCATATCTTTTATAAGTGTATTGTCTTTTTCCTGTGCTAATGGGAATACTTTATAAATTGTATCAGTGCTACCTTTTGCACCATTTCTTTCAATTTCACAAGGATAATTACTTAAAGGTGCATTTCTTCTAACATGACCTTCTAATTCCTTATAGAATGTTCTACCTCTTTCAAATATTTTAACTCTGTTATCATCCATATCTAAAACAGGTAAAAACATTTTCACTTCTGTCTTCAGTTCCTTGTTTTGTAATGCTTCACGGCAGAATGGACAATCATCAATAGGTTGGTCATAAGTTCTAAGGCAATTTACATATCTTGTCTTTCCGTTTTTAGCCGTTACTTTGTGGACTACATACATTTTCACATCATCAAGTGATTCAATGTAGAATCTAACTTTGGCTATGTCCCCGTCGTCTTTAAGTTGTAAAAAATCAAAATCACTTTGTGGTTTGTAATTGTCAACTTCGTCAGGTCTAATTACTGGCATAATTCGTTCTCCTTCTTTTTTTTGTTTGTGTGTTTTACTGTTTTATTGTTTTATTGTTTTATCTGTTTTTCCGTTTGTGTGTTTTTATTTTATATTGCTTATTGTATGACATAAATTTTATAATGCAACCCTTTATTAAATCTTTGTAACAATTCTAAGTAGCCGCTCTCATTATATTTACGAATTCATCTTCCGTCAAATCATTTACATCTTTACCTTCCGGAATTTTCAAATCTATTATCATTTTACCCTTAACATTTTTCCTTATCCTTGCTCTACCTTTATCACCAGCCTCATCGGGGTCCAATGCAAGTAAAAACTTTCTTATATGGCAATTCTGTAATATAGGGTATTGCTCAAAACTACCTGTGCCAATTAAAGCAATAGCCGGAATACCCCAAGTCCAACAAGTTAAGGCATTTATTATAGACTCACAAACCACCACCTGTGTTATGTCATGCGAGATAAAGTTCAAACCATATACCGGTTTATTTACCTCTTTTGGGTAATTAAAGAATTTTGTCTTTACGCTTCGTCTCGCAACAAAAACACATCTACCTTTTTCATCCCATACGGGGAATGTCAAACATTGTGTTTTTTCATCGTACCCTACATCAAACTTTTCTATAATATCGTCAGTCAGATGTCTTTTATACATATACGGGTGAATGTATCGGTAACTATCTAACTCCTCTTCTGTGATATAATTTTGTTTAGGCTTTGTTCTGCTTAAATTTAATTTGAAATTCTTGCGTTTTTCAACTTCAACAGATACAAAATTTTCTAATAACCATCTTTTTCCGTATTCTCCACCATCATTGTAACCAAAACAATCACTTACAAATTCCTTAAAACTTGCAACATAACCACAGGTGAAACAATGTACCGTTCCTGGCGCCGTTCCATTACTACCATCTAAATTTATGCCACAGCTTGGTTTTCTTTCTTTTCCGTCTTTATGCACCGGGCAACATACCTGAATATTTCCGTGTGACTTTTTAATTACCGCAAGTTTTTCTATACCACGATTTAACAACTCATTTCTTAATGTTTCAATTATTGTCATTTCATTTTCTAATATAGGTATTTCATCCACCATTAACATTAGAATACCTCGCTTGTTGGTCTTTTCATATTACCACCTTTTCTCCTGCTTGCAGGAATTTTTCTTGGCCCTTCATCTTCTTCTGTGTTACTATTTGCACCTTCTGGATTATATTCAAATAAACCTTTGTCTATATTCCATAAATACGCAATTTTTGGACCTAATGCCAAATTCCTATTTTTAACAAGTTTAAGCAATAAATTACCATCTTTCTGGCACATTGAAATTACACGGGTTGCAATTTGCCCTATTGAATCTGACTCTGCAATATCCTCTAATAATGGTAATTTATCTTCTCTGTCATCTTCGCTTACTTTTCTCTTGGCCTGGGCGGCACATACAATAGGGACACCAAATCGCATTGTTATATCCAAAAATTCTTGTGAAATTTCTTCAAATTGCAGACGCCTATCTTTTGACTTTGTGGTGGGTTGGACATTATACAATTGGTCCACAAACAATATGTCCAATCTCTCTTTTTCTATAAATGCTTGCAATTTGGCTGTCGTAGGCCTGCCGTTGAAATCTTTTTGTGTAACAATGAATATCGGGTTTTCTTGTTTCTGTAGTTCTGCAATATAGTCTCTGTATGCACCATGAACAACCTTATTACCTCTTTGCAAACAAGTATTAGAGATATGACTATCCAAAGTATCTAAACGAAAACCTACATCTGTTTTACTCATCTCGCCTAAATAAATTCCAACTCTTTTATTTTGATAATGTGCGGATAATGCCATTTTATCTATTACCCACGACTTACCTTGGTTCGGCCTTGCTAACAAAATAACCAAATCCTCTTTCTTAAAACCTCCCATAATTTCATCAAATTCAGGAAAGCCACAAGTTATAAAATAATCATCCTGATGCTCTATAAGATATTCGTATTCTGCTAACCTTTCAGGTGCCTTTTCTATTGCATCAAAAGAATTAAGAGGTGTTATACCTGCAAGTTTAGGGATTTCTTGTTGCAAATATTCTACGGCTTTTTGTGCGTCTGATTCCAATAATGGTTCCAATTTCTTTAACACAATACAAGACATTCTAAAAGTATGTTGTTCATACATTCTGTCCACCAAGTATTGGTCACTTTCTTGAACATCAAATATTGAAAAGTCAGGAAACTCTATCGCTATTGTAGAAGTATCAGGTACCTGTCCGTACTTTTTAACATGGTCATTTATAAAATCGTATAACGGCTGGTATTTTACAAAAAAGCTTCTATCAATGTTATTTGAATTAAGAATCATCATGGATTTTGAGCTTAACACCTTGCATAAGATACTACACTCTGGACCTTTGTCCTCCATCAAATCAACGAATTCTTCTTTTATACTGCCGTCTTTATTAGTTATTTCCTTATCTAAACTATTTGTCATCGCTACCTCTCAAACTATCTGCCTTAAGTGTAATTACATGGCTTAACCTTGAAATTCTATCATAAAGCCTATCGCCTAATACTTCTTTTAACGCCTCGTCTTGCAGGTTTGTGGTAAAAATACTACTTAACCCTCGCAATAACCTACCTTCTATTAAAGTACTTAAAATAAGTAAATCATAATCTTTTAACGGAATACACCCTATATCGTCAAACATAACAAGTGGTGAATTTTCTATAATAAGTTGTAAACCATCAAAGTTATTATTCTTACTCGAAATTGATTTTCTGGCATCTAACAACAAACTTGGTGTATATACAAAGAATGCCGGTGGCCAAGACCCTAATGAACCTTTGTAATTAAGTTCAATTTGCTTTTGTAATAGTCTTATACCCCAAGAAGTCTTACCATTTCCGCATTTTGAAGACTGTAATAATATATTTTTACCGTCCTCAACAAACTCCGCCAAATTGTTTTTTATACTTAAAATTTTATCAATTGCTTCTGCATCTGCTTTTGTCTTTTTAAGTGTAAACGGCCACCAATATTTTTCTGGTAAACCACTCTTTTCAAAATTTGCTTTGACATTTTTATATATAGGACAATTAACATCACACCACTCTACATTCTGTCCTTTTCCGCATTCAACAGTATCTTCTGTTTCTGAAACTGTGCAATACCAACAATTATTATTCATTATACCTCCTCTATCTCACCATTATCGTCTGTAACAAATTCACCTGTAAACTCTTGACTAATAACAGGAGCATCTGCCATCTGTTTTTTATAGTCCGACGGTTTGTACGGTGTAGCATAGTTTCTATCTATATTATATCTACAAATAATTTCCACTCCTTGTGGCACATTACTTGACATTCTTTTTATTTGTGTTATTTTCTGTTTTATTGAGTTATCCGATGTATTATAGGTATCTTTTAAGAACAATATATAATCCTCAATTGCTTTTTTTGTTTCTGGGTGTTGCTCCCATTCTGCCAAAAGGCCTCTTAATTTTGTTGGTACTCTTTCGCCTGCTGAAATTTTAGGTGCGATGACACCGCGGGGTGCGAGGGGTACCTTTGGCTCCTTGGTAGATTTTTGATTATTTTTACCTATAATTTGAGAATTCGAAATTTCCCCTGCTTGGGTATTATCTCTATTCTTATATTTAGTATTATTATTGTTATTATATATAGCCTCCGAATTTTCGGGAGCTTGCTCCGGTAAAATTTGGGAACTGTCTCCCGAATTTTTGGGAACTGTCTCCCGAATTTTTGGGAACTGTGTGTCCGCCTCATTTAAGGCAATTTCGTATAATTTATCTTTATTGAATTTTAGAAATCTTTTGCGTGGCATACCTTGTAATTTTTGTTTAAGTAAACCAATATCACATAATCTGGATATGACTTGTTGTTGTTTATATTCAGACAAACCTGTATTATCCTGTATGCGTTCTATGGTTGCATAAAACCAATCTTCTTCCAATGCACCTTTATTGTCGTTATATGTATATATAGAGGCCAATTCGCCTATAAGAACTGCTTCTTCCAGGCCTAATTGTTTTATAATATGCTTATTTACGCAAATAAAGCCATTATTCGCTAAAATATGTAATAAATTCATAATATCTCCTTTGAAGAAAAAGAGGGTACGAGGTGAAGGTACCCTCATTGCGTTTATAAGAATAATCTACCCCAATTATCCTCTATATAACTTTTGACTTTCTTCAATTTTATTCTCTACTTCTGTTATAACTTTTTCCCAAATTTCTTCATTTATTTTATCCATTTGAGAGTCATCTTTGATATCTACTGTTTGGCTATATTCAAACGCATTCCAAAGATTTTCATTCATAGCAAAACTTAATTTCATAGAATAAGTTGCTTGTTTTATTTTATAAGGTTTTTCGTCCTTTTTACTCATCTTCCTTCTCCTTCTTTACAGGTTTTGTATATAATGAAATTGTAGTTTTTGTGGTTTGTGCAGGTTCTAATTTTTCTGCAGGTATTCCGCCATTATAAATAAGTGATTCAAGAGCTTCAAAGTCTACATATTCTTTGGTTCTAATAACTTTTTCATAATCATCTTTTTTACAATTTTCTTTGAGAATTTGTATAATTTTATCCTCATCCATATCAATTTTATTAGAATATTGCAAGTATGCTCTAAAATTATCTGTGGTATATTCTTCTATTTCCAATTCATTAAATTTTTTCTTTACGAAATCACTTGCTTTTTTAATAGCACCTTCTAATTTAGTTTTTTCTGCTTTGTCTTTTGCTAAATCATCAATGGTTTTAATTAGGTTGTTTTCTTCAACTTTATTCATTATTCTCTCCTTTCTTTTTACTCCAATAATATTTTGAGTTGAATTCAGCCATTTGGCCCCATTTCAAATTTTGTCTAAATGTTTGTAGTTGGTTCACTTGTTCTAAAGTAAAGAACCATGTACCTCTATTGTCTGTAGTATATTCGGGTAAACCTACTTCTTCTTTTGTTTTGCCCGCATTCATCGCCCATTTATACCACCTTTTTATTGTTAGGGGTGCAACATTAAGCATAAGAGCGACACGGGTTATTGAAATTTGTTCTGTGTGTATTGTATTCCAATCCATTAGTCGTCACCTAAAACTCTCATTAACAATTCGTTTACAAACTGTCTATTCGTTGTTTGACCGTCTATAAAGTAGCTTGCCAATTCACCTTTCTTTAATACTATATCATTAACTACTTCGTCAATTGTATTTTCACACATTAGAGTATATACATTGACAATTTTTGTGGTACCTATTCTGTGGCACCTATCCATAGCTTGGTTTTTATTAGCTTCATTCCAAGGTTCATCTAAGAAGATTACATTGTTACCAGCTGTTAAGGTAATACCAGTACCCATAGCTTGACGAGTACCTAAGATAACCTTACATTCTGGGTCTTCTTGAAATCTTTGTACTTCAGAATCTCTAATACTTACTTTCACATCCCCGTCTATTATTGCCGGGTTGTACCTTTCACATCTATTAAAAGCTTCTCTTATAATTTGAGCAAATTCGCTAAAAACAACAACCTTTTCATCATTTGCAACGGCATCTTCTATAATTTGCAACATCATATCTAATTTTGTTGTGTGCGTTGCTGAAGAACTTAATAAACCACTGAATCCTGTAACTTGACGGAGTCTTGTCAATTGTGCCAAGGGATTTGGGCTTAACTTAATTAGGTCTATTTGTTCTTTTAAGGCTGTTCTAACTTCATCATATAATTTCCATTCTTCTTTAGACATTTCCAAATAAATAGGAATATTATTCTTTTCTGGTAAATCTAAAACATCTTCTTTTTTACGGCGTAACATACACATCTTCAGCTTTTGAACTATTTCATTTTTATTTTTGTATGCAATTATTTGGTGGTCTCCAAACCCGCCAAAGATACAATAATGATTTTTATACTGTGTAAATGTGTGAGTTTCATAATCTAACCATTTGAGTATAATATACAAATCTTCTATAGAATTCATTAAGGGTGTTCCGCTTACTGCAATTCTTTCTTTTGCAACAAGTTTTTGAAATCCCTTACCTTGTTGTGAATTAGGGTTTTTACATTTATGAATTTCATCTGCAATAACCATTCCAATTTCACCACTACGGCACATTCTTTGAAGTTGGTTTGCTAATTCTATATTTCTTAAAGATTCCACATTTACAATTAAAAAGAAATTATCAACACCATTTAATAAATCTTCCATCTTTTCTTTATTGTCTTTGAAACATAATTTACCTTTATTAGGTCCTCTTGTTATAACTCTTTGTCCTAATATATAAGGCTCTTCCCAGGTGTGTTTTTTAATTTCGTGATACCAGTTTAGTTTTAAGTTATTCACACCTACAACTATAAGACAATGTTTGAACCAATTTTGTTCTCTTTTTGCAATAGCAATATTTAAGGTTTGAAAAGTTTTACCTAAACCTTGGTCATCTGCTAATAACCATTTCTGGCTATTCATGCCGTAATTAAAACCTTCTACTTGATGTTTGCGTGGTTGTGTTTTATATAAATGTAATACACCACAATCCTTGCATTTATCATTATCTCCATTGTCATAACTTACTATGGTTAATTGGTCATAGACATCAAAATCTACCTTTGCGAATGCTAATTGTTGTTTTAGACTTTCTAAACAGTTATAAGGTAACTCCCAGACTTTTTGTTTTGGGTGCCACCATTTTTGTTCAAAGCCACGCATAATACAGACAATTTTCGCATCATACGGAAAGCTCACTAATAAAGCCTTCTCTGTCTTCAAATTTATTGGTAAATCTATAATTATTTTTACTGCCATAAATTTATTGTATAACAAAATATAAAAATTTGCAAAATATGTAAACTTTTGTAAACAACAAAATTATGTCATAAATATAGTAAAACCAGGCATATTAGACATATACCTGGCTTCACCTATGGTTACCAACTGTTTACTTTTTATGTTCAAAATAACAAATTCTTTTGACAGCATTTTTATAGGCTCTTTCTTCCGGCGTACCCGGATAATCTTCGTCGGTCAAATAAGCCTTAGCCATCTTAAGATAGTAGTCTGAATCTGTAAAGATATGACAAAAATCTGACCATAACATATTTACAACATACGCATAGTCATATTTCGTGAATTTAGCCTTCTCAAAATTGATATCCGCTAATTTCTCAATCGTTGCGACATCCCATTTAGCACCGGTGCCGTCTTTATCAGACCATTTCAAATAAGATATCGCTTTGTCGTACATATCTTTTTCAACAATATGACAACCATATTCGCATTCATACATATACTTGGCAAATTCAGACGGCATTATGTCTGCAAAAGTTTCAACCACTTTTTCAGCAAAATTTTCGTCTTCTTTTACTTTTGTTCTGTATAAATTCATAGCTTTTTCTATATCATACATTTTTATTCCGCCTTTCGGTTCATTAAGCATTACACCTACAATAAGGAGTTGAGAATAGAATTACATAAGGGTCCGTGGCAGGTGTTGTAGTAGGAGCCACATAAGCACCAACGGCTCTTCTTGGAATCCTGTTGCTCAATATTTGTAGACCATATTTATTATTAAGTGGAACGGCGGTACCATTGATATTTACTGTAACAGGTACAGGTGCCGTAGGTACTTGAACATTTTTATTCATTATTAAAATAAAAGGGTCTAAATTACCAATATCAGTAGAGTTTGTAATTGTTAGTTCAACATCTGTGGTATTATCAGTTGCTGAAATAACATAATGAACATTTTGACAATTTTGACAATTACACATTTTATATCCTCTTTCTTGAAATTTCTAATGAAAACAGTAGGTGGCAATAAACCACCATACTGTCTAAGGAGAGTGGAGAGATTTATGCGTATAGGCCACAACCACATGAGCCAAAGCCAGTGGACGCATAAAGATTGCTCATATAAGGAGAGCAAGTCAGGTATGAAGGGATAGGGGTAGGTCTTAATGCACTAATAAGAGCATTAGTCTGAGCCTGTTGTGAAGCTTCAATCTGAGCAGTTTGCAATTCTCTTGCTCGTTCTGCTAATTTTTCTTCCAAACCTGCAATCTTGTCAGCTATAAGAACGGCTCTTGTTTTTTCACCATCCTCATGTATAGCTTTTTCAATATCACAAGTATTTCTGTAAGCTAAATTATCAGAGTTTGCAATAGCGAATTTGATATCACATTGACCTTGTTGATTTACAAATCTGTTGTTATCAAGTGAAGATTGTAATGTGTATTTGTTCACATCAATTGCTTTGTCAAGAGATGCGGTATTTTGTAGAGCTAAAATGTTTTGAGCATTCATGCCTTGTAACATTTCCCTCTGTGTTGCATTGTTGCCTTGCAATACTTCTCTTTGAGTTGCATTGAAGCCTTGACATAATTGCATTTGAGTATTATCAAAACCATTTATAATCTGGTTATTGATACTATCTAATTTGCCCATTGTTTGAACACTATTCAAACCATCAGACAAATCACCTTTTGTAGCATTGTTACCTAAAGCATAACCAATAAGTCCGCTATCAGTAGCAACACCACCGAATCCGCCGAAGCCTCCGCCCCAGCCAAATCCGCCACCGCCCATTCCAAATAGAGCGAATAGCAAAATAATCCAGACAAAATCGTTGCCGAATCCATTACCAAATCCATAACCTCCAAAAGGTCCGTATTCAAGATTTGGTCTTGTTACAGCCGCGATATCAGCCGGTGACATTCCATCTGCCATAGTTGTACCTCTTTCTTTTAAGTGTATTACCTGTCTCGTTCACGCCTAAAAGACTAAACGGAATATCACGCATAATGCGGTAAATTATTGAATCCTCAATCCGAATTGATTTGCAGTTTGAGTGATGTTTTGGTTCCTGCTTTGATACAGGTTCCTCATAAATTGTTCCTTTTCTTGTGGGGTAGATTTACTCTGTAATTGTTGCAGAGCATTTATAAGTCCTTGGTTTCCTCCTGCCATTTGTTGTGCAACGGCGAAAGGATTCTTTGCCTGTTGAAGTTTGGCCATCATTTGAAATATAGGATTATTCATCATTGTTGGCCTTCTTTCTTAATTTTAGGCTGATTATTAGGAACTAAAACTTTATAAATATCGTCAACTTTGTTAGTCAATTTTCTTAAATCATTTTGAAAATCTACGGTAGGTTTAATCTGTTCTTTAGAAAGTTTTATTTGTTGTTCCTGTGGTTTCAAAGTAAAAGTAATCAATGGGGCCGCTCCTGTCTGGTCAAGTTGTTTCATGTATATTTCTGTAGTCGCTCTATTAAAGAAGAAAATAGGATTACCAGACAAATCAGCCGGAGTTGCATTTGCTTCCTCGATGTTTGAAACCGGTTGAATTTTCCAACCCATTTGAGAATTTAGAGCTTGTTGAACATTCTGACTAAAATATTGAGGATGTTGGTTTACTAATTGCTCTATCCTCTGTTGTGGATTCATCATTAGGTTGGAGTTGGGGTAAATTGGGGTATTAAACATTTCTTTCCTCCTAATGATTTTATTATATAAAATTAACCCTTCACTTGCAAATAAAATGAAGGGTTTTATTAAATCTATCGAATTATATTTACTTTCTATCTCATTATCGAAATTATATACGAGCTAAATACCATCGTACTTTGGTTCTTATGAAATCGCCAATTTTATCTTTTTGAATCCAAGGATAAGGTGGTAAATAAATAATATCTATTTTACCATATGAAGTTGTTTTTGGATGAGTTTGACCAAATTCATAATGTGTTAGAACTGTTTGTGGTGTAACTTTAATACCATAAAGTTTACATAATTCAGCAACCTTTTTCCAACAAGCTTCACATTGAATGGCAGTAAGCGGGTAGTTGGTTGATAAAGGTTTACCCGCCACATATCCATTCATCCCGCACATTGAAATACCAATCGAACCAGTATTTCCTCCTCCACAATGAGCGGCATAGACACCATCAGTACAATTTTCATTGGCCTGTGGCCTATGTTTCCCCTCTACTATAACTCCATCCTTGTTGACAAGGTAATGATAATGCTGATAATCCGTATTATTAGGCTGGCCGGTTCCTGCCGTCCAATGTATAATAATTCTTTTTAACATATTATTTCGCCTTTATATTTAATGCTTGACAAATTAAATCAACTTTTCCATCTAAACCAGCTAATAATGAATGGTCTGTTGCAATAGTTTTATATATTTCTGCTCTACATTTTTCGCATTTATCGTGAGTAACATATTTTTGGCTTATAATCCAATCAATTGCTTTGAATATTCCCACGATGCCTCCTATTCCAAGAAGAGCGAAAAATCCATATACATATACCATAACTTGTTCAAAATTAGGCATTTTTCCATCCTCCTACAATTTTTTGATAATTGTCAACGGAATGTTTAATTGCCCATCTTGAAAGAGCATTTGTTCCGCCTGTTTGACATAATTTTTCTAAAACAATGGTGGACAAGTATCTATCATTATTGATATATGCGTGGTTTTCACATAAAGTATCATGAATCATAGATGCTATAAGAAATCTCGGGTCTGTTTTAGGCCCGATTAGACGCCAACAAATTCTTGGTATAGACGCACCATCCCAAGTGTAATCTGCCGGAACAACGAAATTATAAGTATATATTTTATCTTTGCCTTTTGGACTATACAGAATTTGAACACCTATTTCTTCTATATTTATAAAAGGTTTTTCAAGTTTTTCTTTCTTTTGTTCTTCTGTATCGCCAGGACAAGGGTACCTAAAATCCACATGAGGATTTTTAGTGAACAAAATAGCGAGCTCGTCATTTTTGAAATACGGTATGCTATTTGTCGGAAGTACCATTTTCTTTTACCTTTCCATTTACTTGTATGATAATGCACCATTTATTTTGGTGAATACCTTGTTTGTGTGTGCTTTCTGTTGCCGGTTGTTTTTGAATGGCAATAGTTGCGGTATTGTTTTCTGCTTCTTGTGCCGGTTGTTGTACTTCTTCGGCAAAAACAGGAATACCTAATAATAGAATTGCTAAAATAACAATTAAGTTTTTCATATTACTGTCCTTTCTTTTGCTTCACTGCGTACTACTTTTTTAATACCATTTTGAAAATATATAAGTTTTGATTTTATCCAATTACGGACAATGTCGGATACATAGTATAATTTTGTTTTATCTACTTTATCTGTATAGATTTCAATGTTCTTATTTCTAAATATACCATAATCGCATTGACCGTAATGTGTAAATTTTGTTCCTTTATAGATTCCAAAAGTTGGACTATTCTTCGGTATCGGTTGAACCTTCATCTTCTTCCTCAGCTGGTTGTTCTTCTACTTCTTCTTCAACTGCAGGCTCTTGTTCTGGCTCTTCTGTAGGACCTGAAAAATCTCTTATTTTAACTTGTAAACATTCTGCAATAAATTGAGGTGTTACAGGTTGATTTAAGATTTGTAGGCTTATCATATACTCGTCTGTAAGTTCATTTGTAAAGTCTGGTAAACTATATGCGACCGGAAGTACAACCGGTGTATTTGATTGTAATGCAATAGCAAAAAGAGGAAGGTCGTTGTTTAGAAAATCATCTTTTGTTCCGTCTGCCAAAGTTGGTTTTCTACGAATCCAACCTAAAGAAGTTTCAAAAAATTCTTTCTTAAAACCTTGTTCTCTAATTGCTACTTGAGCATCAACCCATTCTTGGTCAACTACAATTAAATCAGTAATCTTGTCATATTTGTATTTGTCTTCGTGTGCTAAATAATCATAATAAAGTGTTTCAGGTACCGAATAACTTTTTACGGTGCTTGAGTCTTTTCTTTGATTACTTGCGTTGATAATTTTTCCGTTTTCTACATTAAGATAATAGGCCATTTTATTTCTCCTTTATTCTAAATACCATGCGTTGCCCTTTCTCTTGAAAGTGGCTTTGAAAGGGAAGTTTTCTGTGTCAATTTGTTCTAACTGCCCTCTAATTATTTTACTTCTCGTAAATGTAACAAACAATTCGTCTGGTTTTTCAGCATAAACGAATTGTATTTTCTGAGAATCTTGTCCATCTATTTTACAAGGCTTCCAAGCGGTTATAATAACTGTTTTATCGAACATTGTCAATATTGAAATCTTTTTACCTGTAACAGGCAAATCAGGTTTTGGTCCTACTTGCTTAAATTCTTTAATTGTCATGTCTTTTATTAAATTGTCCAAATCCAAGCTCCTTATTAAATTGTAGGTGTAACAATGCACCGCATAACCTTTATATGAATTTATTGTTGATAACTTTTGTAGAAATGGTCTATTGTCTTTGCCCTTTCTAATTCTGTTTACAGCTTGTTTGAATTTCAAGGCGGTTCTTTTTCTGAGAATTGTATATCCTCTAAAATGCCTGTATCCAAGAAAATCAATGCCTTGTTTTATGTGGAAGACTTCACTATAACTCATTGTCTGTTTTAGTTCTAAATCAACGAATTGGTGAATTTCTTTTTGTATTGCAAAAAGTTCCTCCTTGCTATTAGATAGTATAACACAATCATCGCAATATCTACAATAGTTTTTGACTTTTAATTTATGTTTTAGTAACTTATCTAATTTATTTAGATAAATATTACCAAACAATTGGCTGGTGAGATTACCTATTGGACAGTTTTTACCACCTTTGACTGAAAATACAATATTCTTGATAATTCTTAACAATTTTACATCTTTAATTTTTCTACAAATTTCATCATATAAAACTTGTTGGTCAACTGTCGGATAAAACTTCTTAACATCTGTTTTTAGACAATAGTCATTTGTCATTATCAATTTACGAACTCTATTACTTCCTTTTATTTGCCCACGGCCGCTGATACAACCGTAGGTGTGTTCTATAAAACCTTTAACAAATAAGGGCTCTATAACATTGTTCAATGCGTGTTGAACAATACGGTCTTCTAAAGGAAGTATATAAATAAGTCTGTGTTTACCATTTTCACAGATTCGTTTCTTTTCATATTTAGAAGTTTTGAATTCACCACGAATTACTTTTTGTCTTAGATTTTCAAGGTTCTGTTCTAAATTTTGTTTGAATTTTCGTACATCAGTTCGGTTACCTCGCCCGATAGAAGTTTTATGCCAAGCAAGGCGGAAATTTTCTTTAGATATAAACTTGTCCCATAAATTACCATATCGCTTTGGCATATTCTATCCTTAAAAGAAAATGAAAAGGCCAGAATTTTCACATATTGCTACTCAAACCGACCTCTTCCCGTATTGTTTTCTCGCCATTTCTGACGAAGGATTTAGGCCCCAGCTTGCATTATATAAAAAGATTTCTTTATTCTATGCAATATCCACACCGCGAGCCCCATTATTCGCATTCGAATTCAACAGGTTATTGTTCGAATTACGGGACCACGAACCACAGTTCGATGAGTTATCGTAATTGCCACCAAGTTTCAACACGGTAGGGCCTTAACCCTTTATTATTTAATTTGAAATGTACGAATTTTGTTTGTTGTCGAATGCTTTATGATTTTAGCATTTTGATGGTTGTATGTGTGTTGTGGTCCATCCTCAAGGCTTTCGCCTTTTCGGAAGGAGGTTATGCGTGTTGGCGTTCTATGTGCAAGCTCACACCGCGAGCCCCAAGATTCGCATCCGAATACAACAGGTTACCGCTCGAATCACGGGACCACGAACCACAGTTCGATGAGTTATCGTAACCGCCACCAAGCCT